ATAACCGGCCCCGCCCGTGTCCGATGCGCCGACCGTTACGTTATTCACGCTTGTGCCCGATCCGGTGTTATAGCCGACTAAAATGCTGGTAAAGCCCGAAGGCGGATCAACGGCTTTCACGACAAACAAGTCCAGATTATTAGCGGCATTGACGCATTCAATGAGCGACCCATCGGGCGCGCTATCGGTCTGGCGTAAGAGGACAAGTGTTTGCGTATTGTTGGCGCCCTGCCTAAACGATGTCCGGCCATTGCCGTCTAGTTGAAATAGACTTTGCCCGCCGCTACCCACAACGTTGATGAAATTATCCCACGCTGCCCCCGACTCAACTGCCAAGCGTAATGCCTCGCCCCCCGTTCCCACAAAACGGTCGGCAAAATACCCCATCGTGACTATATTAGGTGCGACAACCCCGATCTGCACGTCTACCTGATCGACGACAACCTGTGCCGCATTAAACCGTGTCGTTAGACCCTCCAGTGTGCAGTAAAAATAGCTGCTCGGCATGAAGCCGGCCACGTTGATGTCAAAGCCGCTGGCGTCGCCCTTTAAGCCCTGGCGGACATAAATGTTGCCTGCCGACACTTGCCCCTGTATGGACGAGGTCGTGTAGTTGAGCTTTTGCGCCGATAGAAAAAGCGCCGCGTCCATTGCGACCGGGCCGTTGGATCCCGATCCCGTAGCGCGGTGAGTTACGGCTAAGGCCGAGCGTGCCTGTGCGCCGTGACTGCCAGGATCATCAACGCCGGTAAAATAAATGCGCGCAACCGTAGCCGATGTGACGGCGCCAATGGCATCGACGCTCAGCAGCGATGTTGTCGAAGTGTAAACGGAGAGCGGCGACTTGACCGTACCGCTGCCCGTGAGCGCCACGCCCAGGTAATCGTTCAGCACCGTGCCCCATTGGTCCAAGTCATTGTCTATGATTGGCAGTCTGGCGGTCACGCTATCGTCCCCCTATTCGCCCTGCAATCCAAAACAACCCGCGGCCGGACGGTTGCGTTGCCGCCGAGCCGGGATAGATGCCCTTGCCGTAAAGCCCCACGCCGTAGACATTTTGATCGCCAAGATGTCTCGGTGTGATACTGGGCACCGTTTTCGTGCTTGCTTTGAGTTGCACATGCCAGAGCGGTCTGTGTAGTGTCGCGCGCGGCAATCCTGCCATACGCGCCGCCAACGCCACTTGATAGAAATTCTGATGCGTGACGACGGCATCGCTTGCCACTAAGCTCGGATGCTCGGTGAGCGTCAGCTGGGCGTTGTAAAGCCCCGCTCTGAATTGATCGAGCTTGATGCCGTCGGCGGGAAACTTGACCCGATACACACAGCCGTACTTGGCCCGTATAAAGTCGCCCGAAAAAGGCGCGCTCGAAAACTCGACTACGCCCGAGGCGGCGCGAAGCGAATAGTTGCCCGTCGCCCATGTCGAGCTGGCGTTGGTCGTTGGCCGGTAGGTCTGGACCGAGAACGAATTTGGCCCGATATTGCGGTTGGGTAGAAAAAAGCCCTTGCGCACGCCGTCGGCCAAGCCCACAAAGTCGTAGTCCGACATGCCGCCGAATTGCGCGCCGTCCCAAATGAAACTGCGCCCGCCCTGATGGTAGGCGTGCTGCGCGGATAGATTCTCCGCCTCTCCCCGGGTGAGCGGCCCCATGTCTAAAGTGAATTGATAAACCGGCCGATTGGCCGGATTGAATAAATGCTGAAAGCCCTGCTCCCCCGCCGCCTCCGTAGCGCTGATATTCTCGCGCACTACGGTAGGCGCGGGCGTAAAACTCAAAGTGCGGACAGCCATTCATATTACCGTTTAGCGCAGTCGTTTAACGATATTGGTCATCGCCTTGCTGGTCTTGCCGCCCTTGTACGCATCGGCGGAAATGATTTGGATTATGTCTTCCGGTTTCATGTCGGGACGGCGCGGCGTGATGTCGCCGTTGATAATGACTTGCGTGGCTTGGCCGCCACCGCTCGGCCAATTATCGCCCGCGCCCGCTGGTTTCATGCGCGCCACCAACTCCGGTCCTTCCTCGCCGACCATACCGACAACAGGCCCGCGGGTTACTGTACCGCCTGATGCAAATGGCTTTAAAAGACCTCGCGGCACCACATAGCCGCCGTGGGCAAAGGCGTAGTTGGGCGGCAGGATGTAGCCGCCGTGGGCGTATTGCGGAGTAGAAAAAAAACCGCCTGGCAACGATGGACCCTCTACGCCTGGCGGTGCTGCGCCATAGCCGGTTGGCACACCAAAGCCGAGGCCTAAAAAACTCAAACCCTTACCGAGCAACCCCAGAATGCCACCGAGCAAACCACCTCCACCACTGCCACCGGTGCTGCTCCACTGCCGTAATATTTCCTCAAATGGCCGAGCCAATAGTCCGGCTATCATCGACTGCAAGAATTGACTGACAAGGCTTTTGCCCAAGCTAGCGAATACGTCCGATAATTTGGCATCCTTGGTGGACAGAAACGTGACGAAGTTATCGACAAAGTTCCCGGCTAACGATGACGCCATGGCTTCGGCTTGAGCGTGAATGTCCGCATTCAACTTATCTCTGCCGTGGCCAGCGATACCGAGAGCGCTTTCCAGGCGCGCCAACTGTGCTTCGGCTAACTCCAACTCGCCGGACGTTGCGGCCTCGGTCCCGGTCTTGCCGCGGAGCTCATCGATCTGTAATTTTTTCTTTTCGATTTGAGTACGGAGAATAGATTTTTCTAGCTCATCGATCTGTCCTGTAACGGTAAGTATCTCGTCGTATGGTTTCCCTTGCTGCTTTAGAACCTCGACTTGATTTTTAAGTAGATCCAGCCGGGCATTGTCGGCCTCGGCGGCAGCATCGAACTCGGCGCCGCGCGACTTGATGTTGCGTGCAACAGATAGGTTGAGTCTAGTCTGGTCACCTTTGGTGATTGCATCGTTGATCGCGTTACGAGTATCGAGTTCCTTGATCAGCTGGTCCTCTACATTTTGCAGGTCGATCAGGCGCTGCTTCTCGAGGTTGCCAGCAACTTGAAGGTTTACTAAGCGCGTCTTTTCTTTCTCCAACACCTCAACGGCCTTATCATTTCGGTCGCGCTCAAATTCGAAAACTTTGTTCTCCTGCTCGGCCTGGTCCGCCAAGCTCGCGCCCTGATCCTTCATCACGCCCAATCGTCGCCGCTCGACTTCTACCTGCGCAGAGATCTGATTGAGGATGGAGCTCTGTAGCCCGCTCTCCAGTTGAATGGCTTTCTGCCGTTCGCTAAAGAGCGCCTTCTGCCGCTCCTGCTCCAGCGCTTGCACCGCCGCCGCTTGTTGTTGGCTTGCCGCCGTTATGATGCCAGGGCGTAGCGATGGTTCTTTATTCGCAGTGAGCTGCCGGTTTAAGTCGGCTTGCGATGCGGCAATGATAGATGATCGCCGCTGGGCAAATGCCGCCTCTAGCGCGGCTAGATCGCCTGTCGTCTCAAAGACAAGCTGCTTGCCGGCGGCCGCCACATCGGCCAATTGTTTTTTGGATGCATCGACGGCGGCCTGCTGGCTAAGCGTAAGCTGCTTGAGAGCATCACTGGTCCGCGCATCGCGTTGAGCTTCCGACGCTTCGGTGAAAGCGGCGACGATGCCCTCGGCGGTCTTTCTGGTCGCCTCGTCAGCCGATCTGGTCGCTTCAACGACGGTCTTGAGCTCACCTTGTAGCGCCGTCGCTACGCGCATCTGATGATTATATTCTTCGGCCTCGGCTACACTCTTACCAATAGCAGCCGTCTGCGCGTCTAGGGTAAGTATGCTCTTAGCGACTTCGTTTCGGGTAAGTTCGGTTGCTCGTCTCAGCGCCTCGGCGCGATCGTTTTGTAACTTCGTCTGCTGGGCGGTGAGTCTTCCTTGCTGAAACTGTAAAAACTGCTCTTCGCCAGTGCCCGGCTGCCCGGCTGCCGCGCCCTGCTGTAAGTCCTTTGTCGCCTCTAGTTTTCTATTTAGCCCTTCCAGTGCCTTGTCGGCGTCCTGGACTTGCTTTACAAAAAACCCGATATCGCCCGTGCGCATGGCGGTGTCGAGCTCTTCTTTTTTCTTGGCTGTCTCTTGTAGATGGCTAATAAAGAGCGCGAGCACCGTGGTGAAAATGCCAATGCCCGCGCTGAGCAGTCCTATGCCAGAGAGAAGTGCCGCACCGGAGATCGCCACATGAAACAAAGCATTAGAGGCAATTTGTCCGGCCGGTCCCAGATCGCCCAACGCCGTGGCGGCAAACCCTAGCGTGCGGGCTAAACCGAGTGAGCGATTATTTAAGACTGTAGCGGCTGTGCCTAAATTGGCGTGTGCAGTTGCAGCTTCGTTGGCCTGTTGCGCGGTAGTTTGGAGTACCGCACCGGTTGCCTTGGATGATTGCGCAATTTGATTCTGGCCGGCGGTGATTGTCTTGGCGGCCTTGTCAAATTCGAGCGCGCCCTGTTTGGCGCCCTCCGCTATGCCTCTTGTGAATGCGCGGCTGGCCTCGGTGTCGCCAAGCTCGGCGTTTAGTTTCTCTAAGGACTTGGTGAGATTGTTTAGTACCTCGGAGGTGGTGACGCCCTGCTTCCCAAGGTCAGCTAACTGCTTTTTATAAGTCTCCGGGATCTCCGCGCCTTCGAGCGCGGTTTTGATTACAACTTCTATGACGTTGTCGGCCATTTAGTTCATCGATTCCCGCTCAGCAATGAGCTCTGCTTCGGCCGCACGGGCGCGCCGCGCCAGGGCGTAAGCCTCGCGCCGGGAAGTGGTAAAACCTTGGTAGGGATTGCTTTTGCTCTCGGCCTCATTGCGCGCCTTAACCTCGGCCGCCATGCCGAGCAGCATTACGTTGTAGTCAAAGGCGAGTGCATCGTAGGCGTCGCTAAACGGCTTAGGTAGCAGGCTCGATGGCCTCTGGCCGTACCTCCGCCCCATTAAGTCCAGAATTTCTGGCCCGGTTCTGTTGGAAAAAAAAATGCTCACACGCTGACACCTGCACGCCGTATGAGTAAGTCATTATCTCATTAGCCAAGAGCCGTAAGTCCGAGCCTAAGTAAAGATGATAGACTTGGTCGGCTGGGCATGCCGATTTCTCGCCAAACCAAACCTGCGGGCTATCCACACCATTGGTGACAAGAAATTGTCTAGCCTTGGCCTCTACCGCCGGATCGGCTTTTACCTTTTCCTGAAGATCGGATAAGGCGTCCTGCACGGAAGCGGCTACCGGCAACGACAGCACGCCGAGTCCTTCAATCATCGTCATCAAGTCGACGCGGTGTATGGTGAAGACTTGGCCGGTAAACGGCGCGATGACTTCCTTGGTAAATAGGCTTTTATCTATTGCCATGTGTCCCCCCAACTTAGAAGAAACGGAGCTCGGCGTCATCGTCGCCAAGCGTTTCATACGCATTCCATCCCACCCCGAAAGTCGCCAGCCCAGTCTTGTCCTGGCGCGCCAGTGTCTTGAACACGGCCTGCGATGACACGATGGCAAAACACTCGCCCTGCGCCACGCCCGCCTGCGCGTAGAGAAGCGCGCCAGACGATGAGCGCCACACATTGACCCAGTCAAAGCTCGACGCATTGGTGGCTTCCGGATCGACTGAGCCGCCGGGTTGGCGCTCGGTGATCAGGCACTTGATGATGCCGCTACCCGACAAGGCGTTGGACGCGCGCTGCTCGAATATCCGGTTACCCGTGTTGAAATTTAAGTTTTCAATGACGGCCGCCAAGGACTGCACAAAGACCGAGCCGCTACCGACCCAGCGCGCCGGTGTTGCGGTGGGTAAGCCTACCGGCGTGCCGCGCGTGGTGCTGGCCTCGGTAGATAACTGGCCGCGAAAATTCCACTCGGCAACAAACGGCGTAGCCGCCACGCCGACGAAGTTGACGTTGCCCATAGCGCCGGTAATGCGGTGCTCATAGCCGTCAACGTTGGCAACGAAGGTGATGCTGCATTGGCTCTGCACGCGGGAGAGCGGCTTGTAAGAATACATGGGCCGGCCCTGCGCGTTGGAGCTGACGAAGGTTTCCAGATAGCCGCA